TTCTCCGATTATATCATTCTTCAGTCCCTGTCCAACACCCTCTTGGGCAGTAGCCCAGTCAGAATAGTATATTCTACTTGCTAAAAGGAAGTTGATTAGGAAGACGCTTCCAGCTACGGAAAAGAGAATTGAAAAAAATTTGATATATCCGAAAAAGTCTTTATGGGTGGCAAAGGCAACTGCCTGAGTAAGGCAAAAAAGGTTCGTCGGGAGAAAGGAAAATAGACGAGAACCGAAGTATATGGGTATCCACTAAAGGTTATGGGTTTACATAACTAATGGAGACTTTTTGGACACCAAAGGAGGAAAAATTGAGAGAAATAAAATTTAGATTTTGGGATAAGAAAAATAAACGAATGATTTATTATACACTGGAAGATATGTTATCTGAGACAGATGGTGGACAGACTGCTATTAACGGAAATTGGGATGATGTTGTTTATTTATATAAATTAGATAACATGGAATATACAGGATTAAAAGATAAGAATGGGAAAGAGATTTATGAGGGGGATATTGTGAAATGGACTATATTCTCTGATGAATATATAGGTCAGGTACTTTATTCTGGTATGGCATTTACTTTCTTCCATCCGCAAAAAGGACACCTCTATGATATAAATATGGCTACATTAAAGGTCATTGGCAACATTTATGAAAATTCAGAATTATTGAAGGAAAGGACGTGAGAAAAATGCCGAACGGAGACCAAATAGTACCCGCAATAGCATCCCAAGCAATTACGAGAACTCGCTATTTAGAATTAATTAAGATTGCGAATGAGTTATGCGAATGGATGGAGAAGGAAAAAGGAGTGAGGAGAAATGAAGTTTGTATTGTTAGGGACTTAGTTGAAAGATTATGGTATTTAAAGGAGGAATGAATGAAAACGCATAATAAAGAGAGATTACATCAACTTTTAGATTTAGCCGAAGAACTGTTATTATGGCTTGAGGAGAAAGGTATTACTTGGGATGAAACTTGTAGACTTAAAAATTTTGCGGAGACTCTACATTATGATAAAATGAATCCGACAGAAGAATTGTTGGCAAGAAACACCCCAGTAAAGGAACAATGAAATGAATGTTTCCGACCCTCAAATTACTTTATGGTGTAAAGCAACAATATGTTCTTACAATATTGAGGGGCAATGCTCAAATCTTCCTCTTGTTATGATGGATAAAAATGGTAAATGCAGAGGCTTTGTAAAAAGTAGATTTAAGGAGGAGGTAGAAAATGCAAGTAAAAACGGAAGAGAAAATTTTAGTAGAGAAACCTGTGAATGAAGCCCTTGAGTTAGCGAAAGAGTTAGGGTTGAAAAGACAGGTGGAGTTATTATCCTATGAACAATGGCGGAAGGATATTCCTTATAGTGAGGTGTTCGTGCCTAAGATTAGGGAAGAATTGATAGCCTTAATGACGGAAGAAGAAAAGAAAAAACAACCATTGTATCGTTTGGGTCTTGCTCAAATTAAGGTACAAGACTATCAAGAAAAATTGCCTATGTCCGTTCTAATCAGGATAAAGGAAGCGAAGCAGTATGGTTTCGATGAGTTTCAGGTTTGGCGGATAGAAGCGAAGGTAGACCCTGTTTTGGTGGGGGTGAAGTATGAGGGAGAAGAGGAAGTTGCTCAGAATTATCAATGGCAAGATAGGGCTTTGTTTGAACACTTAAGACGCCAAGCGCTACCAGCTGCTCCTCCTCAAGTGTGGTGGACGGACGTATTAGTTCCTAATACCCAAACTTATTGGACAACGACCGACATTGACCATAGTGGTTCTACCTGGTTTGATGGTGGTTCGCCAGAAAAGGTTATGAGGAAGGTTAGACCCCATTTTTTTGAACTCCTGAGGTGGGCGTGACCATGGCAGAAGAGAAGAAACTTCGCCTCTGTAAGAACCCACATTGCCTTGAAAAAGCCCGAGAAAATGATGACTATTGCTCGGGCTGGTGTAGGAAAGTGACAACATGGGGGAAAAGGATATTAGGCAATAAGTTAGCACCTGAATTTCGGAAGTATTATCGGCCCTGTGGTATCAGTCTTAATAAATATGGAGGGCGATGAGATGAGCAAGGGAAAGGAGTCTGACCCAGAAGTAGATATACACATCGTAGTTCCTTCCTCTTTAAGAGCGAAGATTTATGATTATCTTGAGGTAAATGGTGGACACCTAAAACCTTTCCTTCGGGGTTTAGTAGAAGATTTCTTTGAGCAACAGGATTGGCTGAATCATCGGATAGGGAAAAATAGGCGACGAAAGAGGTACTGGGACAAAGAGATATAAAAACAGACATAAACAGACCTTGATATTTGAATAGATAAGCCCTTATCATTATAGTAGAAGGAGAACTACTATGAAAATAAGGGTTCTTCTGAAAAAGGATAGTTAACTTGTGAGGTTAGCTATCCCTTTTTATTTTAGGGGTGATTTTATGTCTGAGAACGTAGTTTACCCGTATAAGCGATTACGTAAATTAACGCCAAATGAAGCCAGGTATGTCAGGGGCGTGGTACAGGGGAAAACCCACAAAGAGGCGGCCTTAACAGCAGGTTTTAAGAAGCCTCCTCACTCGGATGTAGTAAAACGGGCTATTGTGCGGATTATGGATAGGGCTGGTCTGGCTGACCACCATTTGGTGCAAGAACTAAAGAAGTATGTTTTTGAGGCGAAAGATGAGGATAACGCCTTGAAGGCATTACGGATGGCATTTGAACTGAAAGACCATTTCCCTGCCAACAGGAAGGAATCAGGACTTACATTGTCCCAGATAAATATTTATTCGGGGGTTGATGATAATGCGCTCCAGGCCAGAGTTAGAAGGCTTATTGAGGGAGATGGAGAGGAGAAGAGCGAAGAAAGACCTCTTCTTCCTAACGAGGGAAGTCCTGGGTTACAAAGACCTGACAAATAGTTTCCATAAAGAACTTTGTAGGAGAATCGAGTCCCAGGATAACTTAAAGAGGTTGTGGCTTCTCCCCAGAGGTTTTTTCAAATCTACGATTATCACTGTCGCTCATACAATACAGCTTATCTTAAACAATCCAGATATACGAATTTTAATAGCGTCATCTACGCTGGAAAATGCCAAGAAATTCTTATTGGAGATAAAAAACCATTTTATGGTTAATCCTTATTTTCGGGGACTTTTTCCTGAGTTCTGCCCCAACACCCCAGAGTGGGGAACGCAGATAGCGGTTACTGTCCCTAATAGAAGAAATTTCAGGTTAAAAGAAGAAACTATTGAGGTTATGGGCGCAGAGGCTAAAGTAGTTGGTCGCCACTATGACTATATCAAGAAGGATGACCTTGTAACTCCAGAAACCGTTACCACGCAGGAACAGATAGATAAGACCATAGATTGGGATAGGTTCTCTATCTCACTCTTTGACTTACCTCAAACTGGTGAAGAAGATTATATAGGTACTCGCTATCATGATAGGGATTTATATGGGCATCTTCTTGAGAACAGACCTGAAATTAAACCTTATATCAGGCAAGCAATAGAAAATGGAAAGCCGACTTTTCCTGAAAGATACGATAAGAAAGACCTTGAGCAAATCAGAATCAGGCAAGGTAGTTACATTTTTTCCTGTCAGTACCAGAATGAGCCGATTTCTCAAGAGGACGCCACATTCCGAAAGGATTGGATTAACTACTACGAAATCTTACCTGATAACCTGCGATATGTAATGGCGGTTGACCCAGCTATTTCTGATAAACCTGGAGCGGATTTCTCGGCCATTGTCGTAGTTGGAACTGATTCTGGTAGACCACCGCAAATGTACATCGCTGATTACATTAGAGAGAAGGTTTTGCCTTACAGGCTTATTGATAAGATTTTTGCAATGCACGACCTTTATCATCCTATTGAGACAGGAATTGAGACTGTAAGTTTCCAAAAGATGCTTAAATTTGCCTTACAGGATGAGATGAAAAAGCGAGATAAATATATAGTCATTAAGGAACTGAAACCCTCTCGAATAACAACGAAAGAAATGAGAATTATGGCTCTCCAGCCAAGATTTGAGCTGGGGACTATTTTTATCAAGAAAAACCATACCGAGTTAGAGGATGAACTTTTAAGATTTCCTCGAGGTAGGCACGACGATTTAGTAGACGCACTTTCTTATTGCCTTGAAATGATAGCACCCGCACAGGAAAAACCTCAGCAACCTGCACCACGAATGAGTATGGCCTGGATTCAGAATAAATTGAGGAACTGGAAACATCGCCATGATTATCTTGGAAACGAAGGTATCTCGGAAGTAGAGATGTGGGGAGGCATAATAAATGGCCGATAAGGACAATATTAAAACCTGGAAAGAGCGGATAAAACTGGCACAGAAGTTCCAGGAAAAGAAGGGTATGACTGAGGACTGGAAACGCTTCGTAGACCTCTATAACAACAAACAATGGCCAAGTGTCTATAAGTCAGAAGATAGGGTTACTGTCAATATGATTTATGCTCTCGTGTCCACAGCGAAGCCGATGCTTTATTTTAAGAACCCCCGTATTTTAGTGATACCTAAAAAGGAAGAATATAGAGCAGGGGCAGAAATTGCCGAACGAGCCTTAAACTACGAATGGATAGAGCATAGACTAAAACAGAAGATTAAATTATGTGCTTTGGATGGGTTAATTATTGGCCATGGATGGATAAAGCAGGTATTTGATGGTAAGAATATTCAAGCCTTACAGATAAGTCCCTCAGACATGTTTGCCGACCCAATGGCACGTAATGATTGGAGGCAGGCTCGCTTTTTAATTCATCGAACATTTAAGTCGGTAGAAGAAGTTAAAAAGAACCCTAATTATCAAAACACGAAGGATTTAAAACCCACGACCGTAATGACTGAAGTAATCTTTGGGCAACACCAGGATAAAAAGGAATTTTCCGATGATGTTAAACGAGTGGAAATCTGGGAAATCCACGATAGAGAGAATGATAAGATAAGGGTCTTGGCTACAGGGCACGAGAAGTGGCTAAGGAATGAGGAACATCCTTACAAGAATATAGAGGATTATATTTTTGAGATGTTGCGCCTTATTGAAATCCCTGACCAATTCTATCCAATGTCATCTATTGCTCCCGTAGAAAGCCCGTGCAAGGAACTTAATAAGACCAGAACGCAGTTGATTAACCACAGGAAAAGACATAAGAGGATTATCCTGTACGATAAGAACGTTTTTACTCCCGATAATTTAGAAGATATTGAGAAATCAGAGACTTTAAGCCTGATTCCCGTTGATGGTTTAGCCGACCCAAACAAGAGAGAACCAATGTGGCCTGTTCCTGACCCGCCTTTAGGGGCTGATGTTTACCAGTTTGAGCAAATAATCAAGAATGACATCAGGGAAATCTATGGCCAGGCAGAATATCAGCGAAGCGGACAGACGCCAGGGGTAGAAACCGCCACCGAAGCAATGATGATTGAGCGGGGTGCAAGGTTAAGACCCGATGAGATGCTCGATGTTATTCAGGATTTCTGCGTTGATATTGCCAAAAAACGACTCCAGATGATGAAGGAATTTTATACCGAACCACATATGTATCGCTTTGCCGATGAGATGGGTGCTATCCATTGGGGTAAGTTTACTAAAGAGGATATTCAGGGGGAATATGACGTTGACATAGAAATTGCCAGTACGATGCCTTGGAGCGAAGAATTGAGGCGAAAGTACAATATGGATGCCCTTAATCTTCTCTCTAATCCTACTCTCCAGCTTCAACTCCAGCGAGAAGGTTTTGAGATTAAAGTCTCAGAATTGGTTAAGGGTGTCTTAAAGGATTTGAGATTGCCAGATACATCCAGAGTGTTAATTCCTTATGGTCAAGGTTCTCCCGCACCTTTTCTCCCTGGTGAATTGGAAGGCGGGCCAATGAATGTCCAGAAATTACAGGAAAAAGCCCCTCCGAATGAAGGTGAGGCAATGAGGCAAGGTATAGCAAGAGCAGGCGGAGTATTAGGTGGAACGCCAGGCGTAGGAGGAAGATAAATGGTACTGATTATAGATGATTCAGTCAAGCATCCCTATTACGACCCGACTCTAAAGATTTATGTGGACTCTAAGAAGAAAAGAAATAAAGTCATGAAGGAAAGGGGACTAACTTTTGCTGGCGATTATTCCAAGTTTTGTCCTCCACGAAAACCAATAGGCAAAGAACATTTGCCAAGCAGAGAGCAAATAGAAAAGACAATCGGGATGTTAAAAAGGGCTGGTGGTAAGTTAGTCAAATAACGGAGGTTTATATGGCCAAAAAGAAAAGGCGGACAAAGGTTGAGATGGGTAAAATTAGGTCAAAGGCATTCCTGAGTTGGCGAAAGAAACAAGCGCCAGGGGCAATAATGAAACCTGAAACTTTTGCGGAGATAAAGCAGAAAGCCAAGAGGAAGTATGGTATTGGCGAGGAACGAGCGAGTAAAGTGGCTGGAAAAGCTTATTGGGCAACAGCTAAAGCAAAATATAGAGCTAAAGCATTAGCAGGGAGGATGAAATAATGTCACCTGAAGCGTTTGAGCGATGCCAAGCACAAGGCGGAAGAATTCGTACGATAAAGGTTGGGGCGACAAAGTATAAGCATATATGTTTTCTCAATGGCAAGTCTTATCCTGGCGAGACGAAGGTCAAGAAATCTCATACTGAACCCTTGAAGAAGCGAATGGGGAAATGAAGAAAAATTTTCGGAGAAAAAAATGGAAGAAAAGAAGAACCCATCAGTTAGAGAGAGATTATCGGCAATAGAAACTGCCATTCTTTTTATCAGGGCTGAGATTACCGATATTAAAGAGAACCATCTAAAATCTTTAAGTAAAACCCAGGAATGGATTATTGGCCTGGTCGTTGTCATTCTTTTAGGTATTCTGGGCTTAATCGTTAAGTTAATCGTATAGAGGTGAGGTAAATGGTAAAGGTTTGCAAGGATGGGCGGATTCAGGGACAGACCAATAAAGAAGCGGGAGACCATTTAGGCATCTTAAGTGGCCATAGACATAGGGGTATCTATAAGTATATTAAAAAAGGGCGGAATCCTAACCAAGGTTTTCAGAAAGGAAATAGGCCTTGGAATAAAGGTACAAAAGGCAGTTATAAACTGTCCGAAAAAAGGAGAAAAAAAATTAGCGAATCATTAAAAGGCGAGAAAAATCCTAACTGGAAAGGAGGTATAACTCCTCGCAGGAAAGCAATTCTTGATACTCTGGAATATAAGATATGGAGAAAAAGTGTCTTTGAGAGGGATGGTTTTAGATGTATTGTCTGCGGCGAAACTGGCGGAGAATTGAATGCTCATCATATAAAAAAGTCATCGAAATTCCCTGAATTAAGATTTGAGATTTCTAATGGAATTACGATGTGTGTTAAATGCCATCGTTTAACTGATAACTGGGGAAACAAAAAATCTACAGGAGGTGAAGTAAATGGCAGAAGTCAGCGAAGGTAAGGGAAATGCAGGCACAGGCATCGAGCCTAAGCCAACTGACCGAACGACGGTAGAAGCACAGCAGGCGGCTAAATCACAGGCGGAACTCGATGCAACTAAGCAAGCCGCATCTGCGAAAACAGAAGAGGTGACTTTCTACGATGAAAGTCAAGTGCCAGAAGGGCTGAAGGCAAGTTTCAGGGAGATGAAGAAGGCCTACACTCAAAAGACCCAGGAGATTGCGGATGTTAAGAAAAGGGCTGAGGCTTTTGATTTGTTAGCTCAGAACCCTAATTTTGCTACTTGGGCAACTAAAGAGTTTCTCAGTGAAACAGGAGAGGGAACTGGAACTAAAGTCTCTCCAGGAACTGAAGCAGGGGAGTTTCTTAGCGAGGAGGAACAAGCCATTCAGGATGTTAAATCAAGACAAGACCAGCTGGAAGAGCAGTTAGAAATCCAGCGAAATGAGATACTTCTTGATAAGATGGCCGAGAGGCATCCTGACCTCAATAAGTACCTTCCCGATATGTGGCCTTTAGTTCAGCAAGGCAATTCCTATGAAGCTGCCTACCACGAGGCTAAGTTTGGTGGAAAGTCTGGCGAGGAGATTAAGAAGATGTATAGGGATGAATTCCTCGCCGAGCAGATGGCAGCCCAGAAGGCAAAGCTTGAAGGTGTTGGCCCTTCAGCAGGAATGTTGAGCCCCGAAAACGCTAAGACTATCGAGGAGGCATTCCGATTAGCCAAAGAAACACATAGAGAGAAATAAAAGAAAGGCGGTGATATAGATGGCTTTCACTTTTAGTCAGCCTGATGCAATCCTATCTACCACCTTGATGAACTACCGAAAAACTTTGAGTGACAATATATTTAATGCTATCCCGTTCTATTGGTGGATACATGATAAAGGCGGGAAAGAAACCCGTAGTGGTGGAGAGTCTATCGTTGAGCCTCTTTTGTATGGGGCTAATGATACTGTGGCGGCATATAGCGGCTACGAAGTGCTCGATAAAAATTTTGTCGAGATTAAATTCCACTATTTGCTGGAAAATCCTCAAAAGAAAGGAGACCTAATAATGGAACAGACTTCTTTACAGGGGGACTATCAGCAGCGAAGAATAGAGGATAGACTAAATTGGTTAGGGGGAATAATTGACGGAGAGGGAACAGTAACTGTAATTAAACGGGTAGATAAAAGATGGAAACAGAATTGTTGGCAACCAAGAATATCTATTGCTAATACCAACCTTCAAATTATTGAAGAGATAATAGATATTCTTAAAATAAACAGAATTCCTTATTATCTCCAATCAAAGAAAAACCCTAATCCAATTTGGAAAAAAAGATACGATGTTGTTATATGTGGAATTAGGCGTTGTAATAATGCTATTCCTAAATTATTGCGATTTCTTGTAGCCAAAAAAGAAAAAATGCAATATTTACTGGAATGGTGTGCTTATAGGTTAAGCGTTCCGTATAATTCTACTTATAATCAAAATGATTTAAGATTATTAAACCTCATTAGGGAAAACTCTATTCCGTTCAACGACCAGACGTGGAATAGCAAGGGTAAAGTTTTTACAAATAGAAACCTCGCTAATGGTATGGTCTACACTCCGAGGAAACTCGGAGAAGATGGCAGAAATGACCATCTCGCCTCTAAAAAAGAGGTTAATAAGCAATAGAAGGACAACTCCATCAGAAGCTATCACCAGTGCTAAGTTTACCTGGAAACAGATAGCGGGGTCAGTATCCATTAGCGGAAGAGAAGAGCGACAGAATTCTGGCGAATCCCAGATTATCAACCTGCTTAAAGCCAGAACTACCCAGACCGAGAAATCAATGACGGATTTTCTGTCCTCTCAACTTTTCTCTACTAACACTGATTCTTCTACGGGGCCACTTGGTTTGCAGACTATGATTAGCATTGCTGGGACGGGAACGGTAGGAGGTATTAACTCAGGAACATATAGCTGGTGGGGAAATCAGCAAAGGAATAGTTTTGATACCGATGGAACTTATGTAACTGCGGCTAACTTGAGGAAAGGTATGGCTGCGACTTACAACAACTGTTCACAGGGACAAGACCAACCTAACCTGATTCTTATGAGCCAGACTGCCTTCGAGTGGTATGAGGAAGTTCTAACTCCTCTAAAGCAATTCACTGATGCTAAGACGGCAGATGCTGGATTCCAGAACTTGCTATATAAGGGTGCTGTGTGTATGTGGGATAGAGACTTCCCTAACGATTTAGGCGGAACTTCGGGCGATGAGGGAATGTACTACTTGAATTCCAAATACCTCAAACTCGTGGTGCATGAGGACTGCGATATGATAACTACGCCCTTTGTGCGTCCAGAAAACCAGGATGCCAAAGTAGCCCAGATACTTTGGATGGGCGAGTTAATTACCAATAACAGGAGATATTTGGGCGTTCTTCACGGAATCAACACTGCGTAGTAATAACTAAACGCTGGCGGGAGCGAGAGCCAAGAGGAATGGGATGACTCGCTCCTACCAGGTCAGTGAAAAAACCCGTTATTACGGCGAGTGAATAAATTACGAAAGGCGGTGAAAAAGATGCTGTTCCAACGAATTAAGAGAACAGACCCTGAGAAGGTCTATGTTATTGCCAAGAACTCTTATTCTACTGCTTCTCTTACTAATGGCCAAGCGGTGGATTGGGATTATGTAGCTGATGCGGACGGTGTTGGTGTTACCAAGCCCGCTGCTGGTGCTGGCGTAGGTTTTGCCAGCTGTGCAGGAGTTGCGGCAGAAACTATCGCTGCTGGTGAGTATGGGTTGATTCAAGTCTATGGACATCACTCAGCGATTAGAGTTCGTACGGCAACTGGTGGTGCTGTTGCAGGTGCAGCTGGTGTTGGCATAAAGCCTCCCGCAGCCGCAGCATTCTGTTTCGATACTGTGGAAATTACGGGAACTCACAGTGGTGTTTCCTGCGGTGTTATGGGCGCTGCTAACGCTCTGTGGACGACTGCGGCCGTCAAAGGGTTCATTAGGTGTCTATAAGTTACTTGGGGAGTGGCTCGAGACGCTCCCCATTGTGGAGGTGAGGGTCATGCTCTTTGCTAAGATTGCTTTTATTGTTGGCGTGATGTTGTTCTTAGCTTATATCATACTCAGCAATAACTGGATTGAGTCTAAAGAGGAATTTCTCCGCTGTGAACATTGCGACAGGATTGTAACTAAAAGACAATATCGTCTGGGTGCGTGTAAATGTGGTTATAGAAAGCTTGTGGCGAGGAGATGGATGACTTCATGGGAGAAGATACTGTTATGGCTGAAGATATTGTAAAGAAAACGAAAATCTTTATCGGTATTCCAGCCTATGGCGATATTGACCCAGAAGTAGTCCAAAGTTTTATGCGGTGGCTTTACCGACTTGGCAGGGATTATCCCGATTGCCAGTTCTTTATGGGGATAAAGTCAAAATCTGAACAAGCAAGGGCAAGGAATTATATTGTGAATTCCGCCCTGTCCATAGGTTGCGATTATATCCTTATGATTGATGACGATATGATAATTGAGGATGACCAGACTGATTTCTTACGGAAGTTACTCAATCATAATGTTCCTGCTATCGGTGTTCTTTTTTGGCAACGAGGCGGAGAATACAGGCCAGAAATGTTACACGAGGTTGAAGTCAAGGGCGAAGTCGCAAAGTATGTCTGGTTTGATGAGTCGGAAATCCAGTATAAGTTGCAGGAAGTAGATGTTATTGGTGGCGGGTTAATGCTCATTAAGGCAGAAGTTTTCCTGCGAATGCTCGAACCTTACTTCTGGTACGATGGCACAGTAGGAACGGACATTTATATCTGCCATAGAATAAGAGAACTCGGCTATAAATGTTACGTGGATAGCAGTATTGAGTTGGGACATCGAGCAGGGGAAAGGATGACAATAAACTCAAAAACTAAACCGCCAATGGAAGAGATAAATAAGTTTAGAGAACAAGAAAAAGAAAACAAATTGGTTATGAATAGTAACCTTTGGGAAGCAAAGGAAGCGATTAAAAGGAAAGGGGGTTGAGAAATGGCGAATATAACTTGTATTACAAGGATTGCCTTGTATGACAACTCAAGAAAGGATGAGAATAATAACGATTGTATTATTCGATTGCCTTGGGATTTGGTAACTATGGCGCCTGGCCTTAGCGGTGCTCCTACGGGCGATTATTTAGAGCCAGTTCCTGTGAATTTATCGTCTACGCCAGGACAGACTGTAAGCGTAGAGTATCACGGGATAAGTGAGATTGATGCCAAAAATATTTATGTCGCTGGTAATGAATATGGCACTGGCGGAGAGAATAGAGCAGACGCCTGAGGAATAATTATCGAGGTGAGGTATGGAAGGAATGGAATGGGTCGCCAAGTATTTTGGCAAGACCGTAGAAGAGTGCGAGAAATATGTAGAGGATGGCTTACAGGAAGAATGGGATAAATGGGTTTCTAAACCTTGTAAAACAGCAAAGCAATGTCGAGAGTTCTATCGCAATAATATTTATCAAATTTACCGAAATGCCTGGTATCGGAAACCTTTTAGATGGGATTGGTTTACTAAAGAGATTAAGTCAACAGATAAAGTTCTTGATTATGGCTGTGGTGCTGGCCAAACATTGGAATGTTTTATTGGCAAAGAGAATAGACCAAAAATTACTCTTGCCGATGTAAATTCTGCAACATTTGAATTTGTCAAATGGAAGTACGGGGATACGGCAAATTACTTGCTCATTGAAAATGATAATCCGCTAAAAGAGAAGTATGATTGGATTCTCTGTCTGGATGTCCTTGAGCATATCCCGAAGGCATATAAGGTCTTTAAGCACTTACTTAAACACCTTAAACCAGGGGGGAATTTAATATTTTGGTATGAACCAGGTATGTCTGTTGGACATCTATCAGAATCAATAAGAAAGAATAGACCTAAGGTTTATTATCGTTTAATGAAAAAAGCGGATTTGAAAGCCCATTACATTGTTAAATTCCCATCAAATGAAATTGCTGTAAAAGCAGAATGGTGGAAGAAGGAGGTGAAATAATAATGGATTTAGAAAAAGGTATTTTCAGACTACCGCAGGAGATTAACCCTGATGACCCGACAAAAGAACCACAGACAATTACGCCGAGAAAAAGACAGGAGCGGCCGAGAAGCATAGAGCGGTCAATAGTGGTTAGGGATGGTATGAGGTATGAAAAGATAGTCCAGTTTCCTTATCCTGACCGCTTTGTCCCTTTGGGGAACGTAGAAGAAACTCCTAAAATTGAGGTTAAAGAGGAGATTAGTTCGGCCCAAGTCGTAACACCTTTTCTAAAAGATAATAGGCTAATTTGCAATATTTGTGGGTATATTGGTAAAAATCAGGGGGCTCTCAACCTACACAAAGCAAGTAAACACGGGAGGAAGAAGTGAACGTCAGCGATTACAAAACGGAAATTGGGTCATTGCTCCATGATACAAGCAATGTCGAGTTTTCGGCGGCCGATATAACCCGCTGGCTAAATAGAGCCCAGTTAATCGCAACTGGCAAAACTAATTGCCTCCAGAGGATATACACTACTTCTGGCGTAGCCAATCAAGCGGAATACACCTGGCCTACGAATGCCTTAAAGATATTAGGCGCTATGTATAATTGGGATAAACCACTTTACCCTACCAGTAATAAAGACTTGCGATATTATGATGAGGATTGGATTCAGGCGAATGCCGTAACCGACCCCACTCATTATCATCTTATTGAGATGTCCAGAAAAGTGGCTACTTATCCTCCCCCCTCTTCCGTTGCCGATACTACTGCGATTGACGATGCCGATGGTATTACCGCTTCAGATACCACTATAACTGTTGATTCTACGTCTGGTTTTCCTTCACGAGGCAGAATACTTATAGGGTCAGAAGTTATTGCCTATACTAATACCACATCAACAACCTTCACGGGATGCACGAGAGGTTTAGAGGATACAACGGCGGCCGTTCACGCTGACGATGCTGCCGTAACTCTCCGAGACCTTATTTTCTGGTGTGTAGAAAAGCCAACCGATTTGTCAGTGGATACGGATATTCCCTGGAATAGCCAGGCCTATCTTTACACATTTCACGGAGTTCTTATTCCATATTGCTTATATATGGCCAAACTGAAGGATGGCGAACCATTAGAAGGTAAAGGATTTTATCAGGACTTTCTATTTCAGGTCGAAGAGATGAAACGAGAATTGCGGGACTTGTTACCCGACCGAATTTATCAGTATGTTTCTCAGGAAGCTAAAGAGTGGCCTGCTGGGTTCGGGTACAAATGGCCTATTCAAACAAGTTAAGCGTAGGGATAGAAATGACTTCCGAAATGGCGAAGAGGAATAAAAGGGAATATAATAAGAGGCACTACGAAGAACATAAAGAACATTATCGAAAAATCCGTAGAGAATACTACCTTAAAAATAAGGATAGGTTGTTAGCCCAAAGTAAAAAGTGGATTTTGGAAAATAAAGAAAAAAGGTCAATTATCGCAAAGAGATGGGAAATATCTCATCCAGAAGTCCGACGAAGACATAACGGAAAAGCAAGAAAAATTGTTTTGAGTCATTATGGGAATAAGTGTACTTGTTGTGGAGAGGAAACACCCGAATTTTTGTGTATAGACCATGTTAATAATGACGGAGCAGAGCAAAGAAAAAAATATGGATTGCAAGGGAATAATTTTTACCGCTGGGTTATTAAGAAGAATTTTCCAAAAGATTTACAGGTTTTGTGTCATAACTGTAACATGGCTAAATCATTTTATGGGCAATGTCCTCATCAGAGGGAGAAGGGAAATGGATAGCGTACTTTACCCCTGGCGGGATTTGAGTGGTGGTCTTGTTACCATAGGAGATATTTCGGAACGCCCTCCAAATTCTTTAAGTGAAGATTCCCAAAATATAGTCTGGAAGGAATATCACTGGAGAAGAAAAGGTGGGCGGAGTAAATATAATTCTTCTGCTATGCACGCCACTGAAGAAGTTAGAGGTCTGGATAGTTTTAATGATGGGACTAATAATTATCTATTGGCTCTATGTAATGCCAGTTTCTACAAGACTGGTGGCGGTGGCTCTATGGGTAGTGCCTTAACCGAACCAGATGGGACTGCGGTTACTGTTGCCTCTGCCAATAATGATATAGAGGGCGTTCAGATGAGGAACAGGACTTATCTATTCAATGGCGATACCGCTGACCAGCCCTGGGCTTTTGATGGAACTTATATCATAAATTACTCAAGGGGTGCAACTAATGGGACAGCAGATGCGGCTGGCACTACTACCACGATAAAAGATGCTGATTTTGGTGGGGCCCCTGGAGATGATGACTATAACGGACAGTACATAGAGATTACGGATGCAACTCTTGGGACAAAGCATAGGGCTTACGTGACAGATTTTGCCCAGGCCGCCCCAAGAACTATAACTTTCACTCCCGCAAGAGATGAAGCAACAGCCATCGGAGATACCTTCACAGTAGGCGTATCGGGGCAGGAAGAAAGAAATGGCAAATATCCTATTTCCCATAAAAACAGAATTTTCGTTGCTGTGGGAACTTTAGGATACTGGACGGAGGCATATTACCCTGATGTCTGGACTTGCATAGAAACCGCTGTCCCAAATGTAGAGAAGATAGGATGGCAGGACGGGGAAAACATAACCGCAATGGCGTCAATGGATGATTACTGGATTGTGTTCAAACCGCACCATATCTATGCCATAAGGGTCGTTGGCGATTGGCCGTGGGTTATAACCAAGATAACTGGAACAGATAGTAATAAAGGGTGCGTTTGGCACAGGACATTACATAGAGGTTTTGGCGGGTTAATCTATCAAAGTTGGGATGGCGTCTATGTTCTGGATAGAGGGCTTAATGTCCATTGTGTGAGCAGGAATATAGAACCGACAGTTAGAACATGGATTCAGTCAACAAGCAACCCTTTCACTGCTTTAGGCGAAACAGTAGATACTCTAAAGGCAGATTTTGACGCAGGAACGCCAACCAATATAGATACTGCGACGGAAAGTGGGACATTCAGGGTCGCTTTAACATCCGAAGCAGTAGAACAAAGTTATACTGCTGGATATGACAGCGATGCCTGTATTTCTGTTCAGGCAAACTTCCAATCTTTTAAACCCAGCATAAATTGTTTCTGTACAAAAATAGAATTTTACGCAAAAAAATCAGGAACTTTAACTTCAAATCCCGTGGCTTACTTAAAGGCTGATTACTTTAACAACCCCGCTGGCGAAGTTTTAGCAAGTATCGAAATACCAAAAGAAAATTTTGGTGACAATTATGCTTATGTTGGCGTGGCTTTTTCTTCACCTATCGTCCTGACAGCCAATACAAGATATTGGATTTACCTTTATCATTCTGATTATATTAATGTCGTCTATTGGGGATTTGATTCAACTAATGCGACATACGCCGACGGAAATAGAGTTACTTTTCAACACGAAACGACCCATGATATGCTTTTCAAAGTCTACGAACAACATTACCAATCTTCTTCCAACTTAATTTCTCAAATCCACGATTTAGGAGCAACACCGACGCAATGGGGAACATTCTCTGCAACAGAAACATTAAATGGTTGTACTATTGCCTGGACAATTAGAAGTGATGACGCAAGCGATATGTCCTCCCCAACTGCTTGGACGGCAGTAGAAAATGGTGGTATTCCTTCTATAACTCTCCAGAGATATGTCCAATGGAAAGCAACTCTTACACCAACAAATACCGCCACACCAGTTGTTAGCGATGTAACTATACAGGCATATACAAGTACGGCAGTGGTTTCCCCTTGCGCTATCATCTGGGACAAAAGTTATCTACTTTGTGTTAGAGATACAGGTAGTTCCGTCAATAATGTTGCCTACCGATTAGATGAAGATGCCTGGATGCGTGAGGGCAGAGAATTATGGTCGCCAAAGCTTACAGGAATATACGCCAATAAATTCTTGACTTTCAATGACCAGCTAATGTCCTGTTCGGTAGGTGGCACAGGTTTGGGTGGATTCCTCTATTATGAGGATAGCGGGACAAAAGATTTAGGTTCTGACTTCACTCATACATTAGTTACAAAGAAGCACGATTTCTCCGATTTAGACCCGACTTATAGAGATAGAGATAAGATTTTCAGGAAATCTCTGGCCAAGTATAAATCCCAGGTAGACACAAGTTTATACTATAAGGTGGATGACGCTTCTTATTCCTCTGCCATAACTCTATCAGCAAAAGCAAATGCTGGAATAGAAGAAGATTGGCTGGCCAGCGGAAGTAGGGGAAAATGCCTAACTTTGAAAGTTGAAGGCACGTCGGCAGACCCAGACTGGCAATGGCAGGGCTGTGATATTAAGATGACTGTACTGAGGATGAGATGAGAGAGGATTTAATAATCAATCAAATGTGGGACAAAATCCGTAACCTGGAAAATGAAATGTTGCTAATAAGAAGTGGTGAGATAGCAAAACATGGAGTAGCAACCAAAGAGGATACTGCCATTAAAGTCAAAGTCGGCGCTTTCGTTTGCCCAGGGTCAACAGGCAATTACTCAGTAACAGGAGTTGGATTTAAACCGAGATATGTCGAATTTTTTGTTAGTAGGCATTTGGAGGGGGTTGCTTTGATTTGTCATGGTTGGATGGACTATAATGGAAATCAAGCTTCACAATCTATTGGATTTTCTACTGTCCCAGCAGGACATAGTTCTTGTAATGCCACCTATTGCATCTCCTTCGAAAATCAAAATGGCATATTATTTATGCGAGCGGTTTATGTTTCTATGAATAGTGATGGTTTCACAATCAATTTTGACACCGTTAATGCGAATTACACTATATATTGGAAAGCGGTTAGATGATGAACATAGATGAAATCACCGAGTTCACATATTCCCGTAATAATTTATGGCCTAAGATTGTCAGCAAAGAGGCAATAAGAAGAGGTTTTGAGGCGAATAAAGATAAGGTTATCGAAGTAAGAATAAATGGCGATTTAGTCTGTGTTGCATTTTTTCTGCGTCTTAAAGACGAATTGCATTTCGTATCTGTAACTGTGAAGGAAGATGTGAATGGCTTATCTACCATATTACGTGGATTAAGAAAGAAAATTAAGGAAACAGGAGTTCATTATGTAAGTTGGATTAACCCTGAATATAGATTAAAGAGATTTAAGGTTAAAGGAGGGTGAACACTCCCCTACCAATCAAATAGGGGTCTTCTTGCCATAGGAGATAAAAGGAGGATAAACATGCCACAAGCAACGGCAGCGTGGCTCATACCATCATTAATTACTGGAGGAGCGACAGTTGGGAGTGCTTTAGCATCTCAACCAAAGACGGGAGTCGGTGGACAACTAACT